TAGTCACTTCATATTCATTACGATCTAAATTCGGCAAAGCTCGAACACCAATTAATCTTGCTCTAGGTTCAAAGTTCTCTATTACATCCTCTACCTTTTTGGCCAGAACTACAGCAGTTACAGGAGTCATATTCTCAAATAACATATCCCTAACACCAGAACCAATTTCTGGATGAAAAGGCTTTTCATAAAAGTTTGTAAGAACCAAATTACGAACCGATCTTTTAACTGCCTCTATATCTGTTACTTTACTAATATCCTTTGAACCCTGTAACTTACTAAAAAATAAATCTAAATCTTTATATTGACGCACATTACGAGTAGTATCATTTTTTGATTGTGCATCAGTAAAAGCAGATTCGGATGTAACATTTGACATAGTAAACCCCTGTTCCTTTATTTATAAGGAAACTTTAGTTCTTCATCATATATACCTCATTTGGATTGCGCCAAATTTGTTTAGCATTCACACGAATAAAGGGTTTGTTGGTTTCCACTTTAGCATTAGGGTTTGGAATAGTTAACATAACATTCTTACCCTTTTTGAAGGCATCATATTTGTTAAGAACAGTTTGTAACTCTGAAGTTTCCCTTCTCATAGCTTTTCGTATGTCCTTACGAACATTTACACGCTCCCCTTTGGAAACAAATCCACTACTCTTTCCACCTTTTTTTCTTGCCATTATAAGTTCCTTTCACTTTCACTTATACGTATTTCATTTACTATAGCATCTATGTTGTTATGCCAATGATTTAAAAATTTATGTACTCTAGGATACTTAGGTTTCGTATCCACCGTCTGCCAAACAAACCTCTGTAGTATATTCTCATAATCAGGCATCCAATAATATACATCCAATGTAACTAAAATCTTCTTTCTTATGATAATCATAATTACGCTTTCGCATAATTAGGATCATAGTTTTCATGGTAATAGTAAGTTATTGTAATTGCTGATGCATCACCACCGTAGCGGGTATTTGTCTCTTGATCATACTTTCTATAATATTGATTTATAGTTATTTCTTTATTATTATCAAAACCTATACTAAATCTATCATTTGGATAATACTTACTTTTCCTACCCCCATCTTCACTAATAATTCTAAACCTCTTTCTCCATCGTGTTCTTCCAGACTTGTATTTTCCTGCTGGTGTTTTTTCCTGTGTATATCCATAAATTAAATCAATTTTAGCCGGTTCGTGTGTTAATGTAACTTTTACATCAACACCAAGTTCATCAGAACCACCAGCAACTGTAACTAAATCTGATAACTTAAACTTATCACGATACCATTGCCGTCTATGAGAAAACCCTTTAGGACTTACAGTTTTTCTTGTTACGGTTTCCTCTCCACTACTATCCGTTTTTGTTTCTACTGCTTGATCAGGGGTAGTAACCTCTTTAGTAATAGCAGTACCACCTTGAGATTGAGTTACCTTCTTAGATTTATCGGCAACTTTATATACTCCTGTATCTTCTGTGGGTAATTCATCGTATGTAGTATATACAGCATTGGTTGCAGCAATTTTTGCAGCTGTTACGTTTGCCTGTTCTGTCACCGATGGAGCCTTTTCAATTACAGGATCAATAGAAGCTACTTTTACCGCAGATGCTTTTTGTATTACATCTCCAACAGATGATACTTCAAAATTTGGTATAGTTCCAGATAAACTATCTCCCAAACTAAAGGCACTTGCTGCATCAGATACCAATGTGTCTAGGTTAAATCCACTTTCACTTAATGCTGAACCAAAATTTGTTGTTATACTTGATAACAAATTATTATATTGTGTTATATCTGTTAATCCACTTAAACTCTGTAATTGACTTTGAAGGTTTATATTAGGAACAGTTAATCCTTCGGGAACAAGTGACCGTAATTCGGCAGTAACATTGGTTAATTGACTAGATATAGTAGAAGTTGCTGAAGAAGCCGTTGTTTCAAGATTAGCTAATGCATCACTCTTGGTACTTTCTAATTTTGAAAGTATAGCATTATACTTTTCATTTGTTGCTTGTAAATTAGAAGATATTAAATCCATTTACTACTCCTATAGATCATCTACTGCATCCGTACCAGCTGTTCTTGATGGAGCTACTGGATGAGTATGATCAACCTTTCCACCTTCCTTATCAATATAATGATCTCCATCAATTTTTTCTTTAAAGGCATTAACATACTGGAATGTTGCATCTGCGGTGTACTTAATTCCAGCAACACCTGTAATTGTATCTGTAAGTGTTCCCCCTACGGTTCTTACCGCATTGGTTCCAACGGTTTCTGTTAGTGTTGTCTCTGGATTTAAAAGCATAGAAGTCTTTGACCGTATATCAATTTTATCACCAGACTTAACAGACATAATACCAGAAGTTGTAACAGCATTCATATTAGTTGTAGCTGTTAACATCATATCATTACCAGTACTAATAAGTGTGTCTGTTTGTGCGTGTAAAGTTAGGTTCTTACCTATAATGTGTGTTTCGTTTCCAACTATGTTGATATCTACATCACCTTCGCCGGGGGCAGCTGCAGTTTCAAGTGGACCGATATTTCCTCTTACATATCCCTTAATATGAAATGCATGATTGCCGTTGATCTCTTCTTCAAGGTTTCCTCCAGCCTCACCAGCACCAACTCTTGTTCGTAAATTCTTATGTATCTTCTGTGTGTAGTTTCCCCCTACCTCTAGAATGTAGTCGCCCACAACGAGCTGTCGTACATTTCCTCCGTATGTGAGGTTTACATCACCCTTTATAAACACATTTGAGAAACCAGCAATAATCTCATAGTTGTTACCGATAACCTTGACTACCTTTGTACTGTCTGGATGTATTTCCTCAAACGTACCTTTACAGTGTTGTGTGAATAATCTCTGGGCACCTGGGCTATCATCTATCTCTCGTATATGACCAGACTCCGATTCAAACACATGATTGTATGGGTATTGACCAGAAGTGTATGGTTCTGCATCTTTACTATGGCCCTTGGAATCTGGTTCATCCCATGTTGGATGTTGTCCGTTACTTTGTTGAGCTAGTTCATCAATGGCTTCATCTGATACAGCTTTAAGATACGGTTGTGTTGCAATCGGGATGTTGGGCCAAACCCCATTTCTACGGGCCTTTAGAGACTCATGTGTTTCTGAGGTTTTACCTTGTGCAAGTCTGTTTGTATCTGATTCACCGATTTCATGACCAGACTCCATAAAATACTCTTCACCATCAACAGGATATGGCCCATATCTAGGATCACCCTTATATGCTTCCTGTATTGCATTTTTACCTCTTGGATCATTAAACCCTTCTGCGGGGTCAGCTTCATCTTCGGGTACGCCGGGAAGTGAACCCATGATAACAAGTTGTTGTTTTTCTGGATCACGAAAGAAACCAACAACCCAACTTCCTTCAACAAGAAAGGATGGTGTATTTCCCATGCCATGCATACAAGGATCAGTTACAGGATGCATGACATGGGCCCAGGGCAAATCGGTTGTAGGTAATTCTGTTATATTTTCGGTATGGTAGCCAAGACAACGGACACGTACTCTGCCCAAGGCTGATGGATCGTTACGGTCTTCTACAACCCCAACGAACCATACAAATCCATCTTGACCCATAAAGTGACTGTTTTCTGCCATATAAATCTCACAAGTTTGTGTGATTATTTATACGGATTAATGTAAGTCTGGATCGCGTCCCAAACCAGTAATGGGAACTTTATATTCTTGTATTTCCAGTTTATTTTTTCTTGGTAACTGTTCTATAGTTACCCAAGCTTCCTCATAAGAGGAAAGACCTTCACATATCACCTTTTCTGTGTCAGTTTCTACTATTCTTAATAGCATAAACTTTATTTAGTAAATTATTTTTTAGGATAGCTCTTCTTTTGAGGCATAATGAACACCTCTTGGTGTTTTTATTTCAAAAAACACCGAATCTTTATGCTTTTCGCGAACAGGTACATACTTTTTAGTCTTTTTTGACCAATATTCTACCTCTCCGTTTGTCAAACGAACATCATCATGAGCATCTGAAAGAACAGCACTCAATGTTCCCTTGTAGGTATCACCTAACTCATTTACAAATTTTACAGCATCACCAATACGCATTATACACCTTCCTTGTTGACAGTGACTTGAACCTTACGATCTTCCCATTGTTGTTTTTTCATTTCATGCATCATTTTATCACCACGCCGTTTGGCGTCTTTTAGTTGTTTCACTAAATCTCCAGCTTTTTTATCACCCTCTGGTGTATTTACATCAATTTCTTTTGGAAGTGTAATAGTAGAATATCCTTCTTTATGAAATCCATCGTTTGAAATTCCACTACCTTTTTTCTGTTGCCAATGATGATCAACACGAGCAATTCCGCTACCATCCTCTGTAGTATCAATAATTGTTCCCGCACCAAAAGGTTCTAATGAACCAAATGTATCAATGACGTTTTGTGGTATAGGAGTAAAGTCTTTTTCTCCTATACGTTCAATATTAAAATTCGATTCCAGAGACTTATGTTCCTGCATAGTTTTTTGTACAGCAACTTTTAAAATCTGCTCATCTGTCAACGTAGGATTTTTTGCTTTAATCTCATTATAATGACGATTTAAACTCTCGTTCATCAGAGTTTCTTTAATCTTATCCATTACTCTACCTTATGTCCATGATCAATAAACTTCTGCTTGTTGGTGTTTACTTTTTCAGCTTCACCATAATCAACTTTTTCCAAACCTAGTAATTGTTTCCACTTGAAATGAACATCCAGCTTTCCATTAACAATACCATCATAGTATTCATCAAACTCATAGTTTGTTCCATACCGTGTATTGTAGTAGCCAAGGTGTTCTTCCAGAAAAATGTGTTGCCAGCTCTTACGTTCCGTACCTTCTTCTGGTTCTCCATCTTCCATGACAATCGTTTCTTCACCCTCATCAATCAGAGAAAGAACTTCTTCCTTTGTCAGACCTAATTTCTCTAGCTTTTCTAGAGCAGATTCTTTTAATGCACTATTAGTCATATAACATACTCTCCAAATCTGGCTCAGTATATTCTGGGCCCTTTAAAACCTTTCCATCCTCTCTATATATGGGTTTACCATCCTCTCCCAACTTACTCATATTGGAACGATGGACTTCCTTGAAACAAGCATCAAGGTCTAGACCAAAAGCATGACCAGCACCGTATATGACAACAAGTAAATCTGTAAGAGCATCAGCAACATCGACCAGTGTTCCTTCCTTAGTATATATCGCTTCTCTTAGTTCCTCAAATTCTTCTTCGATCAAATCAACTCTTAGATCGCAGACACTCTCATCCGGCCAAGTCGGTTTTTCATGTACATCCTGACCGAATGTTTCCATAAACTCTTGTACACGCTCAAAATTAGTCTTCAATGTATTCTCCGTTCCATTTCCCATTCACTTGATACAATATGATTGCCTTCTCGACATGACGCCGTTCCTTTGCATAGAAGGCTTCTGATCTCATCAGCTCCAATCTACGCTTACAGAGACTTCTATACCATTCCTGATGAAATTCATAATTTTCCTCATTGTAGCCAGTCGCCAAACGTGGATCATTCTCCATCGTTACTCGACCCATACTTAAATTCTGTTTCTGCTGCAATATTCAGATCGTGCATGAGCTCCTTGGTGAAATACTTTTCGGGATTTTTCAATATCTCCTTACCATAGAGCTTTGCACCGTCTATCTCGTAACGCGTGCCGATTCTCTTGATCACC